CGCCGGCGCGCTGTGCCGCGAGGCCCTGGCACAAGGGGGTGTGTGATGTGGGTATTCCTGAAGGACGCGTTCTTCTCGATCGTCGAGGACCGCAACGATCGGGGCGGCCGGCTCATGGTGCGGGCCCGGTTCCCGGGCGATATCGAGCGCCACTTCCCGGGCGTCGAGGTCATCGATCACGCCCCTGGCGAGGCCGATTATCGGTTCCGCGCGTTCATCGATCGCCAGCGGGTGGTGGGGGTCATCGCCGACCAGGTGGCGGGCATCGGGTACGTCGATTTTAAATCCCAGGTTTCGCCTGATGAAAACCTCCGCTACCAGTCATACCTGGGGTGCTGGTCTCAACTGAACCGTGCGCAGCACAATTGCCGTGAATACGGTATGAAAGATTTACTTGACGGCTCAGATTCGCACGGCTAGGTTTACTGACGAGTGTCTTGCTACCAGCTCCCTCGACTCTCAAGCCCGGAAACTCCCCGCCACCTCGGCGGGGCTTTTCTTTGCCTGCCTCCTGGCCTCACGGCCGCACATCGATCCCGATCTCTCGCCGCGCGTACTCGGCCCCGGCTGCCCGGTCGGTCGCCAGGCCATACTCCTCGGCCTGCCGGCGGTTCTCCTCCCAGCGCTGCCACTCCTGGGTCTCGTCGGGGTCGTCCTGGTCGAGCTCGCGGATCCGCCAGTCGCCCACCTTCCAGGGGCCGTCGCCCTCGATCGGGCCGGCCATGTAATGCGCCCGGGGCGGGGCCAGGGGCTCTGGCCATCCGAGGTCGAGAAATACGATGCCGGTCTGCACCACGTACACCTGGGCGGCTAGGCGCTCCACGCCATAGTCGATCGCCACCACCAGGCGGCGTCCTTCCTTGATCGCTTGCTGTAGGGTCATCGGGTCACCACCACTTCCGTGAGCTCGCGGCCGTCAGGCCATCGGGCGTAGCCGTGCTTCTTCAGCACCTGGATTATGGCCTCTCGCTCCGCGGCGCTGGCCGCGACGATCGAGTCTAGCTGGTCGAATAGCGACAGGCCGCCTTTGAATATGACCTCGTTCGATACCCTGCTCGCGTTATCCTGCCATTGGTCGATCGTGCCCTTGCGGTGCTCGAGCACGTAGTCGCCGGAGGTGCGCCCGAAGGCGTCGTGGTTGTATGCGATCGCGTCCAGGCGGCCCAGCTGGTCGGCCTTCCAGACGAATCCGGCAGTCTTTGCTGCCTGCGTGCGCTTGCGGATGCGCGTGAAGAAATACGAGGCCCCGCCGGTGCGCAGGTCGGCCTCGGGGGACATGCCGCCCAGCGGGATCCCGCGGCGCAGCTTGTCGATCGTGGGGGCCATCTTCCCGCCGCTGCCCAGGATCAGGTCCAGCACCTCGGCCGTCGATTGCCCGCCGGTGTTCTCGTGGATCAGCCGATAGTCGCGCTTGAACGTCTCCCAGGCCTGGCCGTGCAGGTCGGGGCGGTACCGGCGCCGGTGGCCATGGCCGAACGCCTCGTGGCGGCCCTCGGGGCGGTAGGTGGGCAGGCCGGCGACGTCCTGGCCGGTGATCGTCTTGATGTGGGCGCGCAGCGCGCGGATCCGCTCGCCCTGGTCGGTGATGTCGGCCAGCTGGGTCTCCAGCTGCCGGTAGCCTTGCACCAGGGCATAGGCGGTTTGGCGCAGGTAGAGCTCCTCGCTGTCGTGGGCGCCGGGGCGCTGGGTATCGATGCCCATGCGCTCCAGGGCGGCGTAGACGCGCGAGGCGGCCGCGGCGTCGCCCCCTGGGCTCTCGATCAGCAGGCGCCCGGCCATGGCGTGCTGCTGGCTGTCCCGGGGCCAGTAGCGCACGCGCGCGCCCTCGATGGTCCCCTCGTAGAACCGGGAGGTGGGCATGCGGGTCTGCATCGCGCTGGTGTGCTCGGCGCGGCCGTTCTCGATGCGCTTGATGGTGAACGGGTTATCTTCCTTGGCCACCAGGCCCAGGGCGCTGGCGTTGCGCTTCATCTCGGGGGCCCGGGCGGCGGCGAACGTCTTATTCGGCGATTTCAGGGGGTTTTTCGTGCCGATCGGCAGGCCGACCACCTGCTCGAGCGCGTCGATCCACTTCTGGTAGCGGATCTTGAACGGGATCACCTGGCTCTGCTTGATCACGCCGTCCGCCTCCAGCTGCTTGAGGCGTTGCACCACGCCGTGCCAGGCGGCGATCGCGGCCTTCGCCCGGGCCACGTCCTTGTCGCGCAGGCCCTCGCTCTCGCCAAACGCCTTCATGCCCTTGACCGCGGTGCGGATCCGGTCGTCAAGGTCGCCCTTGATGTCGAACTCGCCGCCGGCGCCCAGCTGGGTCTCGATGGCGTCTAGCCCGCGCCCCCGTAGCTTGAGGTCGGCGCCGGTCAGCGCCTTGCCGGCCTGGTCGTATTCGTGCCACAGCAGCACCTCCTGGTCCTCGACCATGTCGCGGTCGGTGGCGATCGCGTAGCCGTTGGCCCGCGATTCGGCGATGGTCCGGGCCTCGCCTGGGGTGACGCGCTCGCCGCTGCCGGCCGGTTGCGGTACCGGCTCGGGGGTGTCGTCAGCCTCGGGGAAGCGGCGGCGGATATCGGCCTGCCGGGCGCGTAGCGTGGCCACCAGGGCGTCGCGCTCGGCGGCGCTGGGCGGGCCATAGGCGTCGACCAGGCGGCGGATCTGGTCCTCGTCGATGGCCAGCACCTTGCGCGCGCCGGCGACCAGGTCGTCACGGCTCACCTGGCCGAAGACGGCCGCGGCCTGGGGGTTGGTACCAGGATCGCGCAGGCTGTCGATCTCGCTGACGGTGTCGCCCCAGGCGGCGCCCTTGCTGCCGCCCTGGGCCCGGTACCGCAACGCCCCGCCGGTGTCGACGCGCACCGCCCGACCGCCCTTGATCAGCAGGTTGTCGTAGCCCAGGCCTACCACGTCCCAATTGGCCAACCAGGCGTCGACCAGGAACGCCTCGCGGGTACCGGCCGCGCTGGCCAGCTGGGCCGGTTTGCCGTGCTCCAGGTCGTCGATGATGCGGCTGGCGATCGACGGCTGGCCCTGAAAGTCGATCATCTCCATCTCGGGTACCTCGACACCGGCGGCCTGGTACAGCTTGCCGGCGAGCACCTCGTTGCGGGCGATGTCGGCGCTGGCCGGTTGCTTGACGTACCACTTGGCGCCGGTTTCCTCGTCGACGAACAGGCCGCCGGGGTTGCTGCCGGCCTGCGGGCCGATGCGGACCAGGGCCCCGGGGTGGATGGTCGCCGTGTCGGCCCCCTGGGCGGCCTCCTGGGGCGATGGCGGCGCGGGGGTGTCCTGGCCTGGGGTCGTGGCCGCGGCGGCCTTGGCGGCCTTGGCTTGGGCCACCTCGTCGTCGATCGCCGCTTTCGCCTCGTCGTCGAGCGCCTTGTAGGCCTGCAGCTGGGCGTCCTTGGGGGTTTTCCCGGCGATGACCGCTTTCTTGTAGTTGGCCAGGTTCACGCCCTGGGCGATCTTCGCCTTGGCGGCGTCGCCGGCGTCGGTCACCGCCTTCCACAGCGCGACCGGGCTCATGCCGTCCGCCTCGCCGCTGGCCTTCAGCTTGGCCAGGGCCTGGGCGTAGACGCCGCTGCCGTCCTCGAGCTCGGCGAGCGCCTCCTCGGCCGCCTTTTTCGCCTGTAGGGCGGCGATCTGGTCGTTGACGGTGGCCTTCTCCTCGGCGCTCAGGGTGTCGTAGACCGCCGAGGCCTTCGCCGGCGGCGTCTTGCCCTTGGCGATGTACTGCTTATAGGTGGTCAGGCTGGCCGATTTCTCGGCCGCCGCGGCCTTCTCGTTGGCCTTGGCGAGCAGCTGGACCGGGCTCAGGTTGCCGGCGCCCTTGGTGCCCTGCACCTGCTTGATGGCTTTGGCCAGGTAGGGCGTGCCGTTGGCCAGGGCGTCGTCGATCTTCCACTGCGCGGTGCGCTGCTGGATCTTCGCCTGGCTCTGCTCGAGGTGGCGGGCCGCCTCGGCCTTGGCGAGCGCCTGCTGGGTGCCCTGGACGGCGGCCTTCGTCTCGCTGGCCTTCATGCCCTGGTTGAACGCCTGCTGCGCGCGCGGGGGTAGGGTGGCCACCTTCTCGCCGAGCAGCTCCTGCAGGTGGGCCAGGCGCCGCTTGCCGGGGTTGTGGGCCCAGCCGGGGTCAACGCCGGCAGGCACCTTGTGCGTCTTGCCGGTGCGCGGGTTCGTCCACTGGCGCCACTGGATCGGCGGGCGCTTGGTGATGCGGATGTCCATGGCGTCGAGCTCGTCGGCGCTGGCCTGGATCACGCCGCAACGGCAGTTGTAGCCGTTGGGCGGCATGTGGGTATCCCACCAGGGGTCGTCGATCGGCAGCGCGGTGTTGTCCCAGGCGGCGTGCTCCTCGCGGGTGCGCTGGTCGTCGACGGCGTCGTATATCAGGTAAGGCGCCTCATCGGCCTGGTCGATGATCCGCTCCCACTGGCCGACGCTGTAGGCGCTCTGCAGGTTGCTGCGGTAAATCGTGTTCAGCCGGTGGGCGCTGCCCAGCTGGGCGCGCTTGTCGGTGCCGGTCAGGGGATCCTCGAGGTCGCCCTTGCCCCACCAGCCGGCCGCCTGCAGCTTGGGGCCCAGCTCCTTGGCGAAGCGCTCCTTGCTCCATCCTTCGCGGATGCCCTTGTCGACCAGGCCCTGGGTCGTGCGTAGCAGGTCCACGTCCATCATCTTGGCGACGGTGAACGCCACGTCATGCTCCTGCTGGATCATGTCGCGGTAGTCGAAGGTCGGCTTCAGGCCCTTGGCCTTGAAGAAGGCGATGGCCGTCTCGGGGGCCAGGCTGAACATCGCCGTGCTCGGCGCGTCGCTGAACTCGAGGATGTAGCCCATGGTTAACGGCTCCTGCGCAGCTGGCCCATCAGGCGGGCGACGAAGTTGCCGCGCTGGACGGTCTCGATCGCCCGGGGCTCGGGGGGTTGCTCGAGCATCCGGTCCAGCTTCTCGCGGAAGGTGGCCAGATCCTCGCTATCCTCGAGCTCGGCCAGCAGGCTGCGGATCCGCGTGCCCATCACGCCACGGTATTGGCGGGCCATCTCCTCGGCGAACTGCACCAGGGCCTGCTCGTCGGCGCGGTGGGCGTTGCGGGTAGCGGTCAGGCCGGCCGCCTCGGCGAATGCCGGGTCGCCCTGGCTGCCCGGGGTGCGCTGCTGGTTGGGGGCCTGGCGCACCCAGCCCTCGCCGTAGGTGGCTCGGATGTAGTCGTCGGTCGGCTCGAGGCCCATCTCGACCAGGCGCTTGTCGCGCTCGCTCAGGGCGTTCAAGTCCTCGGCGGGATCGGTGTTGCGGTAGACGCGCGGCGGCCTGGCGTTGGGGAAATTCATTGCCGTCAGCCAGGCGCCCACGGTGCGGTTGAAGCTCTCGCACACCAGGTCGGCGTCGGCCTTCACCACCTCGTCGCGCACGTCCTTGTGGGTCTCGCTCTGGCTTTTGCTCGAGCCGTTGTCGGTGGTCATGGTCTGGCTCAGGACCACCTTGGAAATCGCCGCGTCCATCTGGCTGGCCATGCTCTGGTAGTCGGCGCTGCCCGAATAGGTCGACTCGAGGAACTCGACGGATGCGCCCTCGGGTACCACGGCCACGGCGTCGACGGCGATCTGCTCGAGGTTCTTCAGCACCTCCTCGCGTAGCTTCTCGTCTTTGTACTGGCCGGCGGGTAGGCGCCCCACGGTGGTCGGGGCCGAATACTTCTCGAGGAAATTCAGCCAGAACTTGATGCCGTGGCGTTTGAAGAACGTTGGCCAGTACAGCGAATGGGCCAGGCCCAGGCCATAGGGCTGATCGCTGTTGTCGCCGCCGGTGCGGAAGGTCCAGAACTTGCGCTCCGGCATGGCATGCAGCCGGCCCCGTTCGTCCTTCAGGTACAGCTGCCCGCTCTGGCCGTAGGCGAACCGGCCGCGGTCGCGCACCTTGATCGCCGCGATGACGACTCGCCCCTCGCGGATGCCCCACATGACCTCGGCCACGGCATGGCCGTAGAACACGCCATAGAGCATCTGGTCGGTGATGTCGTCCCAATCCAGGCCGGCCAGCTGGTCGCGCACGAAGTCGGCGGCCTCCTGGTCGGCGGCCTCATCGCTGGCGGCGTCGACCGCCCACTCGCAGCTGGTCACCGCCAGGCGGCGCTGCTGGAAGGTCGAGCGCACCTGGTCGTCGCGTAGCAGGTCGGCGTAGATCGCCAGGTCGCCGCCCTTCTGCTCGAGCACGCGGTCGCTGGGGATCACTAGCTTGTCGTCGTAGCCGGCGATCTTCGTCTTGCCGAGCGTCGCCTTGGCGAACTCGCCGCGCGGGGCGGCCTGGGCTTTCGGGGTGTTGTCGGGCATGGGGTTAGCCTCCATCGAGGTTGGTGCGGCGTCCGCTGGTGGTGATGCTCAGGATCCCGGGGCCGCTGCTGTTGTGGATGTGACGCAGCGCCTGGCTCGTGCTGTCGGTCTGGTCGTCATGCGTGGTCAGGGGGAAGCCGAAGAGCTCGCTTTCGTAGTCGTGCAGCCAGGCCGGGGCGTGCTCGGGGCTGTCGCTCGGCAGGTAGACCAGGCCCGCTTCGAACAGGCCGGATACCGCGTTCAGGCGGGTCACTTTGTCGCCTTCGGGCTCGATGGCGATGATCGGTAGCAGGGTGTCGGTGCGCAGATCCTGGATCACGCTCGAACCGCTGGCCTTGTCCTCGATGAGAATGGCGTCGGCCGGCCAGGCGTCGTGCATCTCGCCGATCTTGCGCTTGAGGGTCGGGTAGTCGATCCACGCCCGGTAGACGCTGACCAGGTAGTAGCCCAGCCGGGAGACCGCCCATACCGTGCAAACGCTGGGGTCGTTGGTGATCTGGTTGGGCTTGACCGCGGTATCCCACGAATGCACCAGGTAGGCGTCGGGGGGCAGCTCGCCCGGAATGTAGCGGCGCGGCCAGGCGCGCTTGATGATCGCGCCCTCGGCGGGCTTGGGCCGCTGCTGGTAGAGCGCCGACCAGTTGCGCTCGCCTTGGGTGATGCGCTCCTGGGCCCAATGCTCGGGGGTGAACCACTCGGTCCATAGCCACTCGCCCCGGGCCCGGCCCAGGGGGTCGTCGTCGCGCTCGGCCTGGGCCTGCAGGCTGATCACATACCACCACTCGCCGTCGCGGGCCTGTACCCAGCCGCTCTGGCCGTCGTAGGTATCCGGCAGAATGCGCCCGCTCAGGTCGTCCTCGTGCCAGCGGGTCTGGATAATCACGATCCAGCCGTTGGGCTTCAGGCGCGTGCGCAGGTCGGTCAGGTAGGCTTCCCAGGTTTTTGCGCGAATCGTCGGGCTGTCGGCGTCCTCGCGGCCTTTGACCGGGTCGTCGATCACCAGGCCGTCCGCGCGGTTGCCGGTGATGCCGGCCAGGATCCCGCCCGACATGAACGTCGAGCCGTTGGTCAGGCTCCAGTCGTCGGCGGCTCGGTTGTCGGCGTTGAGCATGGCGTCGAACAGCTCCGCATAGCTGCCCGATCGGGTGATCGCCCGGCACTTGCGCCCGAAGCGCTGGGCCAGGGTGCTGCCGTAGCTGGTGGTGATGATGTTCTTGCCGGCGTGGCGGCCCATGAACCAGGTCGGGAAAACCACGCTGGCGTAGGTCGATTTCGCGCTGCCGGGGGGCATGAAGAGCATCACGCGCCGCTTCTCGCCGCGGTCCACCTCCATCAGCGTGCGGTTGATCAGCCGGTGGTGCTCGGCCGGCGTGACGGTGTCGGGGTAGAACTCCTCGCAGTCGGGGTCGTCGTTGACCGGCACGCCGGGAATCTCGATGTACCGGCAATAGGCGTTCAGGTCGTCGACCGCCTGCCGCCGGCGCCGCTCCTCGAGCAGCTGCAGAAGCTCGATCTTCGCCGCGGCGGTCACTGGCTGCCCTCCGGTGCGCCCTGGGCGTCGGTGATGCCCAGCTTGTCCTGCAACTCGGCGATGCGCTTGTCGAGCTCCTCGCTAGGCAGGTCGCGCAAGGCCTCGTTGCCCTCGGGGTCGGTGGCCGCCACCTTGGTCGGCTTGTCCAGGCCGATCAGCTTGGCGCGGCGCTCCATGATCTTCAGCACCTTCTCGACGCTGCCCAGGTGGCCGGCGGTGGCCTTCGTCCATAGGCCCAGCAGCATCCGGTCCAGGCGCTCGAGCTCGAGCACGCGCACGAGCTCGGCTTCGTCGCGCGCCTCGCTCGCCAACTCCTCCAGGGCCTTGGTCACCAGCCGGTAGGCCTGGGTTTTCGAGATCTGCAGCTGCTCGCCGATCTTGTCGTAACTCAGGCCGGCCCGGCGGAACTCCAGGGCCTTTTTCTTACGCTCGGCGCTGATGGCTTTGCGGGTGCTCGTCTTGCTGGCCATCGTTCCCCTCCGGTGCGTTACTCAAGCCGGGGGTCGATGAACGCCGCCCCGTCGCTCTCGCGGATGGCCTGGCCGCCGGTGAATTCCTGCCAACGGCGGATGATGACGTCGCAATAGTTGGGCCCGAGCTCGATCAGTCGGGCCTGCCGCCCCAGGCGCTCGCAGGCGATCAGGGTGCTTCCGGATCCGCCAAACGGATCGATGACGGTGTCGCCGATCAGGGTGCTGTTCTTGAGGTGGTGAACGATCAGCCGCACGGGCTTCATCGTCGGGCGGTCGGCGTTTCGGCTGGGCTTGTCGAAGCGCTGGGCGCTGCTGTTCAACGCCTCGCGTAGCGTCTTGACCAGCTCCACCAGGTCGCGCTTGCCCAGGTCGTCTAGGCTGCGCTCCTGGTCGAAGACGGTGGTCTTGTTGCGCTCGCCATACCAGCGGTGGGCGGCCCCGGGCTTCCAGCCGTACAGGATCGGCTCGTGCTGCCACTGGTAGTCCTGGCGGCCCAGCACCATGGTGTTCTTTACCCATACCAGGCATTGCTTGAGCAGCAGGCCGGCCTCGCGGGTGGCGGCGCGGAAATTCTCGCCTTCGCTGTCGGCGTGGGCGATGTAGTACGGGGCCCCGGGCTCCAGGGTGTCGTGAACCAGGGTGAAGGCGTTGCGCAGGAATTCGCGGAAACCGGCGTCGTCCATCTCGTCGTTCTGGATCTTCAGCGCCTGTTTCGTCTTGCCCTCGTAATTGACGTTATAGGGCGGGTCCATCCAGCAGGCCTGGGCCGGTGCGCCCTGCATCAAGGCGTCCCAGGCGGCCCGGGATAGCGAGTCGCCGCACACCAGGCGGTGGTCGCCCAGGATCCATACGTCGCCGGGCTGCGTGAACGGGATCTCCGGCGGGACCGGCACGTCGTCCTCGTCGGTCAGGCCCTCGCTCTCGGCCAGGTTGGGATCCTCGCCGGCCAGGTCGGCCAGGAAGTCGGCGATGGTCGGATCGTCCATGTCGATCTCGGCGATCGTCTCTTTCAGGCGCGCGTCATCGATGCCGGCCAATTCCGTGATGGCGTCGAACGTGGCGAGGACCGTCATCTCCTCCTGCTCGGTCATGTCCACGTAGTCGACCGGCACCTGCTCGCCGCGGCGCTGGGCCAACTCCACGCGCAGGTGGCCATCCACGATGTTGCCGGTGGTGCGGTTCACGATGACCTTGGCCACCCAGCCGATGCGGTTTAGCACCGCCTCGAGCGTCTCCTGCTGAATCGCCGGGTGGATGCGGTGGTTGCGCGGGTTGGCCAGCAGCTGGTCGGGATCCTCATAGCCGCTGGCGACGATGCGGTCCTGCCAGGCCTGCTCGGGGGCGTCGCTCATTGGGCGCCTCCATTCAGCCGGCGATCGATGTTGTCGATCTGCTTGACCATCTGGCTGAACTCCTCGCGGCTGACCGATCGGTCGCGCAGGCTCTCGAGCATCTCGTTGCGCTGCTTTAGCAGGGCCAGCTCCTGGTTGTGCAGCTGCTGGCTGTGGCCCTGGATCTTCTCCTCCTGCTGGTCGAGGCGCTCGCCCAGGCCGCTGATCTGGCTGTCGATGTGCTCGCGTAGGCGGTCAACGCGGCCGCCCACGGCGGTTCCGTGGGTGTTCAGCATGAACTTGACGGCCGCCAGCATGATCCCGCTGGAAATGCCCAGCAGGCTGGCAAGCTGGCCGATCGCCGGCCATTGGGTGGGGTCGGTCATCGGTCGGTGTCCTTCGGCTGGGTGCGGGTTTGGATGCGCTCGAGGAGGGTGGGCTGGGGGATGCCCATGGCGGCGCGCTTATCGCCGCTGCGGCGGTAGGCCTGCACGCCCAGCACGCTCAGGGCCACGCCCCAGATGGTGGTCTGCGCGGCGGCCAGGTCGGCCACGGCGCCCAGGATCTTCCCGGCTTCGGCGGGGTGGACGAAGGCGGCGGCCACCACGGCGGCCACGTTGGCGATTACCTGCAGGCCGAAGCTGCCCGCCATCACATAGCCGAAGGTCGGCCGCCAGCGCCCGCGATAGCTGTCCTCGGCGGCGAGCTCGGCGCGCATCGTCTTGTTCACTTCGGCCTGGCGAGCGGTCTCGGCCTCGAGGTGCAGCCGGGTCAGGGTGGCGCGGTTGTCGGCCTCGATCTGGCGCAGCTTGATCGCGGCTTGCGGATCCTGGGCGATCGCCTGCGAGATCTCGCCGGGGTCGCTGCTCGAGCCGAAGGCCTGGGCGACGATGCTACCCACGGCTTTGCCGGCCCCGCCGGCGAGCGCCGCCCCCAACAGCGGGGCGTAGTCGGCCACCTGGTGGCCCAGCTGCTCGAGGTTCATGCGTAGGCCCTCCGCTCCCAGCCGTTGGCGTACTTGCCCAGGCGGGGCTTCTGCGCGATCAGGGTCCGGTAGAAGCCGGCCTGTTCGCTGCGGATGCCGACGATCAGCCGGCCGCTGTCGACGCTATTGATCGCCCGGCGGGTGTTGGGCCCGATCGCGCCGTCGATCGTGACCGGGCGGGCGCAGGCCTTCAGCGCGCGCTGCACGATCAGGCCGGCCTGGTAGGGGCCGGTGTTCACGGTGATGTCGAAGGCCTTATTGGCGATCACCTGGCTGCCCAGCTCGCCGAAGCCGTAGGGCGTCCAGAAGTGGGCCTGGTAGAGCTCGGTCGCCTGGCCCTGGCTCAACAGGCGCACGTCGTCGGCGTCCAGGTCGCCGTCGTCGTCGAGGTCTAGGTCGGGGTGGGTGCGTCTCAGGAAGCGGAGCGAAATGCCCCAGCGGGTCGCCCCGCCGGGGTCGGTGCTGTCGTCGGTGAATTGGCCGAAGCCTTCGCGCTCCAGCGTGTCGCCAATCGCATCTTCGAATCGTGCCATGGTGGTCCCCTGCGTAGTGATGCCCCTCGTTTAGCAAATCTGAGGGTTCAATTGCAGGGGGTTATATCTCCGCGGTTTGGTTTTCGCGGATTTTCTAAACCATGGCGTTTATTCTGCGGCGTGCTGGGCCTCGGCCTGGGCCTTGATGTAACGAACGTGGCGGGCGGTCAGGCCGTAGCGTCTGGCCACGGCGCGCGTCGATTCGGTCTCGCACTCGCTGACGATCTGGCGGTTGCGCATCTCCAGCAAGGCGTTGCGCTCGGCGGGCAGCTCGAGCTCGGTCCCGCCATAGAACGCCGCCAGGCGCTCGGCGGGCTCGAGGCCGATGGCCAGGGCGATCGGGTGGCGTTCGTCGACGTTGGCGGGTACGCGCAGCCGGCGGCCGCCCCAGCCGCGCACCAGGATGATCGCCGGCTGGTAGCCGATGAACTGGGTCAGGTCGTTCAAGAGCTCGCTTTGTCGTGGCATCGGTCGATGGTCCCCCTGCCGTTATTGGATGATCCGCTCGCCCTGCAGGCCGGTGGCCGGCAGGCCCAGGTACCAGGCAATGATCCCGGCCGCCTCGTGCATGGTGTAGGCGACGGCGTAGTAATGGCCGGCGCGCTGCATGCGCTGCCCCCAGGCGATCTGGTCGTCGCTCTCGCCGGTGGCGGCGCCGGGCTTCTTCGGTCGGCGGCTGGGCGCCTTCATCTCGAGCCACAGGCCGATGTAGCCACGGCGGGCGATCGGCAGCTGCAGGTCGCTGACGCCGCCCTTCACGCCCTGGGCCTTGAGGCGTCCGGCGGTGGCGTGGTGGCGCAGCTCGCCGTTGGGGATGGCGTGCAGGTAGTCGGCGATCTTCGCGCCGGGCTCGATGTCGTCGGCCTCGGGGATCTTCAGCCAGGCCGCCCACTCGATCAGCTTGGCCTGCTCGCGGCCCTCGGGATCGTCGCGGCGCTTGCGCTCGCTCGGCGGCTTGCGGGCCTTCATGGGGCCCTGGTAGGTGCGCCGGCGGGTGGTGGCGTTGCTGCGGGTGCGAGTCGTCATGCGGCGATCGCCTCCTGCCAGCCGGCGAAGTCGTCGGGGTAGTCGTCCTCGAGCAGCAGGCACAGGCTCCAGATCGCCTTGCGCATCGCGGCCTCGATCATGCTGGTGGGGGCCGCCTCGGCCCCCAGGTTGATGTGGTAGGCGGGGCTGTAGTCGCCCCACGCGAGCTCGGCTTCGATCCACTGCTCGCCGCGCTCATCGGTGCGCGCGCTCCAGGCGATATGGCGGATCGGTTCAGGCGTGGCCATGGCGGTGGATCTCCCGGGTGTGGTGGATGACGCCGCGGGCCATGTCGCGCAGTTGCATGAGCTCGCCGGCAACGGCCGGGGGCAGCCGGTCCTGGTCGCGGTGCTGGTCGCGGATCTCGGCGATGCGCATGGCCACCAGGCCGCCCAGGTCGAGCAGCAGGTCGCCGACCGTGCCCGGGGCGAAGGCCGTGTTAATTTCTGCGCCCTCCTGGTAGGTCGTGGCGGCGTCGATCGGCTCGCCGGGGTGGCTGTCGTCGGGGCGCTCCTCGAGGCGGCCGGGGATCTCCTCGCTCCTGGCTTGCATGGCGCCGGCGCCGGCG